GCTAAGGCCAAGGCTAAGTTTGATGTTTACCCGAGCGCATATGCAAACGGCTGGATGGTTCAGGAGTACAAGCGGATGGGTGGAAAATACAAAGGCGCTACTGGCGGCGACGTGAGCTTAGATCCGAAGAAAAGCGATCTTGATAATGACGGCAAGCTAAGCCGTTACGAGCGTAAGCGCGGCACCGCTATCGCCAAGAGTATGGCAAAGAAAATGAACATGGGCGGAACGGTGATGGTTCAGGGTCGTGGCTGTGGCGCTATCATGCCAAAAAAGCAAAAGAAGACGCGAGTGCCCCGTGGCTAGAACTGGGCTAAAGAAATGGTTTAGCGAAGATTGGGTAGATATTGGCGCTCCAAAAAAAGACGGTAAATACCAACAATGTGGCCGAAAAAGCGCATCAAAAAAAAGTGGCAGGTCATACCCAAAGTGCGTTCCAGCGGCAAAAGCGGCAGGCATGACGGAAAGTCAGAAGAAAAGCGCAGTGGCGCGAAAAAGATCTAAGAGACAAGGTGTTGGCGGAAAGCCTACAATGGTCAAAACATTTGCCGCTCGCGGCGGATCAATTAACAAGAAACCCGGTAATTCCGGTTTATTTGGGAGGCGATAATGAAGATGAAGGCAAAAGGGTACAGTCTTGGTGGTGCTCCGAAAACACGCGCACAGCGTCGATCTACGTTGAGCCGAGCGCAAAGAAATTTGCTCGACTCAGTGCAAGGCGCAGAGGGAACCAAGCAACCTACTAGCGTTATTCAAGACCTGTCTGATCAGTACGGCTACAAGCCCGGAAAGAGAGCGGGTGCTAGAGGCCGAGGCCGGAATAAGGCAACCCCTCCCGGGATGAATATGGGCGGAGCTGCAATGAAGACCAAGGGTTACGCTAAAGGCGGTGCCGCAATGAAGACCAAAGGCGCAGCGAAAGGTGGAATCAAAAAACCATCTTCCAAAAAGACGGGATTATTTGGTCGTAGATAGTGGCCTACCTTCAGAGCAATATCCCTCACTTTAAGTGCTGGGTGCGGAAGGAGTACACGCATAACCATGAGAAGTATCATGGTGAGTTCATCCACGCGATGGCGATTGCTGTAACGACCATGCCAACTCGATGCTTGTCGTTTCAGGTAATCTTTACAGGGGCCGAAACATACGACGATGACAGCGAGCAAAACGTACATGGAGGAGCAATGTGGGCGAGGATGCCGATCACGGCTTTGGTCGCTGACACGCCACTTGACGATTGGCCTGAAGCAATGCCTGTCTGGGCTTGTCAACCTTGGGATTGCAGTTCTTATAATCACGCTACTTACGTGCTTGACCGCTGCACACCTTGCCCTTGGCTTGCTAAGATCGATGGCGAATTTTATCCAGCAAAGTATTATTTTACAGTGGATTATGCAGAAAATGAGATAGCGGATGATCCAGCTCAACACAAGCAAAGCCATATTTTAGAGTTGCTTGATGCTGGTGAGTGGACGGGCAACATCGTTGCTTTACCCAATAACAGAGTACGGGTGACGCACCCTGCTTGGTTTGAGGCTGGGGATGGTGCCCCAGACTTTAAGCCTAGTCAGCATATCCACTACTCGAAAAGTGATTTAGACTATACTCTTGACGTAAATCAGGTTTTTAACAACCTATACGCGGGTGACGAAGATGGCGGTAAGCGGAAGTAAAGATTTTGAATTAGACGTAGCAGACTATGTCGAAGAAGCGTTTGAGCGTTGTGGCTTGGAGCTTCGCACGGGCTATGATTTGAAAACCGCAAACAGGTCTTTGAACCTGATGCTTGCAGAGTGGGCCAACCGTGGCTTGAACCAGTGGACGATCAATCAAAAAACTTTGGCCATGGTCAAAGACACCACCTCCTACACCATTGACGCAGTCACCCCAACCGCGACTATCGATGTCCTTGATGTCTTTATTCGGGAAACGATCGGAGGCGTATCAACAGACGTGCCGATGACCCGCATGTCTCGGTCTGAATACGCCAATATGTCGGTCAAATCCAGCACGGGCAAGCCTAACCAGTATTTTGTGGACAAGCAGATTAGCCCGACCATCACGGTTTGGCCTGCACCTGACCAGAACTCTAAGTACGACATTTACCTTAACGTCTTGAGCCGTATGGATGATGCCGATGCTGGAGCGAATACACTGCAAATACCTTTTCGGTTTTATCCGTGCCTAGCCGCAGGTTTGGCTTACTACTTGGCCATGAAGCGAGCGCCTGACAAGGTACAGATGCTCAAAGCGTTGTACGAAGAAGAATTTCAGCGAGCACTGTCGCAAGACGAAGACAGAGCGTCATTTAGGGTAGCCCCTGATTTACGTGGCTACACGATAGCATAATGGCTTATGCGTCGAACAAGAGGGCATACGGAATCTGTGACATATCAGGATTTCGTTATCGCCTAAAAGATATGAAGATGACTTGGGATGGCCTTTTAGTTGGGCCAGACCAATGGTCACCAAAACACCCGCAGCTTATGCCCAAGCCTGCGCCCTTTGACCCGCAGGCATTGCAGATCACAAGGCCAGACCAAGCTGCTGATGGGAACGATAACAATTTTTTCACCGTCTACACCAATGTGGGAGATGGAATTTTGGGCACAACTTTGCAAACTTTTGGAATAACCTGTAGTGTTGGTACTGTGGAGGTAACTACGTCATGAGCTTCACTTTAGCAACGCTTAAATCGACCGTGCAGGATTACTTGCAGGTTAATGAAACCACGTTCAACAACAACCTGAACACGTTTATTCAGGAGTCTGAAAGCCGAATCTTCAAGATGGTTCAGCTCCCAGAGCAAAGAAAAAACGTGCAGGGTACGTTGACTGCGAGCAATCGGTTCTTGGCTACGCCGAGCGATTATTACGCACCGTTTTCGTTAGCGGTCATTGACGGCAATAACAAGTACCATTATCTGGATTTCAAGCACCCATCATTCATCAAGGAATACAGCCCGATCACGACGACAACTGGTCGGCCAAAGTATTACTCTCTGTTTGATGAGGCAGCATTTGAGCTGTCGCCTGTGCCAGATTCTGGTTACACGGCAGAGCTGCACTACCTGTACAAACCAGCGTCTTTGACGGCTGGCAGTGATTCAGGTACGACACTTCTGTCTACGGATCACCCTGATCCATTACTGTACGGCACCTTGGTTGAGGCTGCTGTGTTTCTCAAGGAAGCTCCTGACGTAATAGCCAACTTCGAGGCTCGTTTCAAGGAAGGCATATCTAGGATGAAGAATCTTAGCGAAGGCCGTGGAACCCGAGACGAGTACAGGTATGACTTATTACGAACAGGGGTGACCTAATTGGAACCAATAAAAGAGTTAGAAGGTAAAAAGGTAGCGATTATAGGCTTGGGCGCAAGCCAGATCGATTACGTTATAGGAAAAGAAAACAGCGTCGAGTGGGACGAGGTCTGGGTCATTAACTCTGCCCTATCCGTCTTTGAGTGCGATAGGGTCTTTATGCTTGACCCGGCAAGCCGTTTTCTTGACACCGAAGATGCGGGAAACCAAACGGAGGTTATGAGAAAACTACTGCCGAAGTTTGAAAAGCCGATTTATACGTGCGAGCTAGATGACCGAGTACCGGCGTTGGTTGAGTACCCTCTAGAAGAGGTCATCAAGGATCAGCGTTGCGCTTACATGAACACAACGGTTGCTTACTCGCTGGCTTTTGCGGCGTATAACAAGGTCGGTTCTGTTGACCTGTTTGGGATGGATTTTAGCTATAAGAATAACTTGCACTTTGCTGAAGCTGGCAGGGCATGTTTAGAGTTCTGGATATGCAAGATGATTGCCATTGGCATAAAGGTTGGGGTTAGCCCAAGGTCGTCGTTGCTAGACCAGAACGTGCCCCTTCAAGAGAGGCTTTATGGATACCACCGACTGGCTAATCCAAAGGTGGCAATGCCAAACCCAGAGGGTGAGTGGGTTGTTTGTGATCGGTCTGAGTTGGCTCAGATGGTCAAGAAGCACAATCTAGAGACGGTGGAGTTGCCGTCATCACCAGAACCGTACAAGGGGTAGTCATATGTCGCAGGGAGATTTTCAGTTAGGACAGGTAATGGTTTCTACCACCGACAATCGCGGCCATGACGTGGATTTTTGGGCAAAAGAAACAACGAAAAAGATACTAGGTATTTCGGAAGAGGCAGCGCCTCACATTCGTTTGCAGGCGGAGGCTTTCCGAGATCAAGTTTATACCTTAATATGGATGGGTATGAAAAACGCTGTAGCTTCTGACCGTGTAACAATTAGAGGCTTATTAGCATCTCAAGGGCATGAAGACATGGCAAAAATAATCAAGGAGCTTTGACATGGCAATCACCAGTGCGATTCCTACCAGCTTTAAGCAAGAGTTGCTAGTAGGTACACATAACTTTACAGCCTCTACCGGAGACGCATTTAAGCTTGCGCTTTACACGTCTAGCGCGACTTTAGGCGCTGCGACTACGGCTTTTACCACAACCGGCCAAGCTAGTGGCACAAACTATACGTCGGGCGGTGGAACCATAACATCGGTTACCCCAACCACTAGCGGGACGGTCGCCCTGTGTGATTTTGCCGACAAAACTTTTGGTACGGCAACAATCACGGCGAGGGGCTGTATGATCTACAATGACACCCAGTCGGACAAGGCTTGCGCGGTAATCGACTTCGGTGGCGACAAGACCAGCACTGCTGGCGACTTCACCATCGTCTTCCCTAGCCCAACGGCTACCGGCGCGATCATACGGTTGGCGTAATGGCTCATGCCGCTACAGACACTAGATTTTCAACCCGGCATCGACAAGGAAGGTACTGATTATTCAGCAAAAGGCGGCTGGGTAGATGGTAACCTCGTTCGGTTTAGAAAGGGCCGAGTCGAGAAGGTTGGTGGCTGGCTAAAGCTGGGCACCAACTATTACCTCGGCGTGGGTCGGGCGCTGCACTCTTGGATTAGTCTTGGGGGTGTGCGCTACCTCGGTGTTGGTTCTACGTGGAAGTATTATATCGAAGAAGGCAACAGCTACTACGATATAACCCCTATCAGAGCGACAACATCTGCTGGCGATGTTACCTTTGCTGCAACCAACGGCTCATCCACAATCACGGTGACCGACACCGCTCACGGCGCGGTTAACAATGACTTTGTTACCTTTAGCGGCGCAGCATCTCTAGGCGGCAATGTTACTGCAACGGTTCTGAACCAAGAGTATCAGATATCTCTGGTTACCAGCCCTAACACCTACGAGATCACTGCTAAGGATACCTCTGGCGCAACAGTTACCGCAAACGCATCCGATAGCGGCAACGGCGGCGCTAGCGTGGTTGGCGCTTATCAAATTAACGTAGGCCTAGATACTTTCGTAAAGTCGTCAGGCTGGGGCGTTGGTACTTGGGGCGCAGGCGGATTTGGCTCTGCGTCATCAATCAGTTCAGTAAACCAGCTTAGGCTGTGGACGCACGACAATTACGGCGAGAACCTGATCATCAATCCTCGCGGCGCTGGGATCTACCGATGGGTTGAGAACAGCGGAACCAGTATCAGGGCGCAAGAGCTTTCTCAGGTTAGCGGTGCCAACTTGGTGCCTACCGTCGCCTTGCAGGTAATTACCTCAGAAACCGACCGTCATTTGGTGGTTCTGGGCGCAGACCCAATATCAGGTATCAGCAGGACTGGCGTGATTGATCCGATGTTGGTGGCATTTTCCGATCAAGAGAATGACTTGGACTTTGAGCCAACAGCAACCAACACGGCAGGATCTCTACGATTATCCTCTGGCTCTTTCATCGTTGGCGGCATCAAGTCTCGCCAAGAGATCTTGATCTTTACTGACACCAGCTTGTACAGCATGAATTTCATTGGGCCACCACTGACCTTTGCTATTAATTTAATTAATGAAGGTTCTGGCCTGCTCTCACCGAAGTCTGCCGTCAATGCGCCAAACGGCGTATTTTATGCCAGCAAGACGGGCTTTTACTTCTACAGCGGCTCAGTCAAGAGACTGCCATGCACCGTGCAAGAGTATGTCTTTGAGGATCTAGATCTAGACCAAGCGTTCAAGTGCCATATGGGTGTGAATACCGAGTTTAGCGAGGTCTGGTTCTTCTATCCAAGCCTACAGGACGGCACTGGCGAGATTAGTCGTTACGTGATTTACAACTACGAGGAGAATCATTGGTCAATTGGTTCTCTGACCCGTTATGCATGGCTTGACGCAGGCATCGAGGATTTGCCCTATGCCACGGCAACCAGCAGCTCTCAGCAGTGTGTCTTTGAGCATGAGACTGGCTTTGATGACAACCAAGACGCAATGACTGATGTCTACATTGAGAGCGCGGACTTGGATATCTCTTCTGGCGATTCGTTTACCTTTGTCAAGAATATCATCCCAGATATGAAGTTTGTCACTCAGAGCGGCGTAAGCGTGAACCCTGCAATGAATATCGTGCTGAAGAGCCGAGACTATCCCGGGCAGAGCCTGACAACGGACTCAACCAGTCAGGTTACCCCGACAAGCACCTTCAGCAATGTAAGAACCCGGGCGCGACAGGTAGCGTTTCGGTTTGAAAGTGATGATGATAATAATGCTGCCGACCAAAAAGGCTACAAATGGCGGCTTGGATCGACAAGAATTGATATGCAACCGAGCGGCAGACGTGCATGAGCAGGCTGCTTGAGACAAGATTACCCTTCTCTTTGGGGGAATCTGTCAGCTCAGAAACTTTTAATCGCTTGGTTCGCATTCTAGAATTGAACCTTGGGGCGGTGGATTTTACGATCTCGCCTCATTTTAACGCTGACGAGATTAGCGAGCTTCAATTTGCAACGGGTAGTATAATCTTCAATACTACTAACCAAATACACCAAGCGTTTGACGGTAATAGTTTTAGAGACCTCTATAGCCATCAAACCTACCCTTCAGGCCAAGCGATTACGGCTTCAGTTGGGAATGTAACAGTGAGTACACCCTAATGGATGAAATGCTACAAAACCGTATTAAAGGCCTTCTAGGCGGCGCGGACATGCCAAACTTGGTGACGACAGGCATGCCCTCTGATTCTGAGTTATCAGAGTATTCCTCGGTTTCGGTTCTGCCTGAGTCGCAAAGCGGAGATATGGTCGAGGGTAAGGATTACCTGAACATTGGCGGTCAGTTCTTTTGGCCTTGGGAGCTGGAAAGCGCCCTGCCAAACGGCTTTAGTGACACTAGGGCCATCTCAAGGTTTCTTGAGTCCCTGCCAGAAAAACCTGCCATCAAAGAATTGCAACGGCTGAAGGGTATCGTTGGGCAGGGCGACATGGTTTCTGATGATGAATATCGCAAGAATAAATCAAAAAAGCTCCGCGATGCATTTAACAAAAAACAAATGCGTAGGACTGCTGATCTCGCCATGGGCGGCATGGGTAGAGGCGCAATCTCAGATGCCGATATGAAAGAGTTTCGCGGCATGGCTGAGGGCGGAGAAGTCGATCAAGGAGAAATGATGATGGAGTCATCACCAAACGCTGATCTAGAGCAGACAATAATGATGCTCATGCAAGAGCAACAGATGACCGATGACCCAGACGAGCAAAAATCTTTGCAGGCTGCGGGTGAAAACTTACAAGCCGCAGCGCAAGCCCCAATGGCAGAGCAGGCGGCAATGCTTGCAGCAGAAGGCCGTAACGGCGACACAAGGCTTGCCCACCTTCGGGTTGGCGAGGTGGTTCTACCCCCAGAAGCGTTCGAGGACGAGCAGTTCGAGAGCATGGTTGGTGCCAAGTTTAAAGAGCTAGACCTAGACCCAGAGCAGTACGTTGTAGGCGGCGGGATCGCAAGCTTAAACCCAATTACTGGCCTAGAAGAGTTCGGCTGGTTCAAGAAGACGTTTAAGAGTCTGAAGAAGGTTGTTAAGAAGGTTGCGCCAATTGCAATGTTTATCCCCGGAATCGGCACCGCGCTCGGCGCTGCACTCGGCGGTATCGGCGGCTTAGCTGGCGCAGGCATGGCTAAGATTGGATTGGGAGGCCTAGCAAGCACGATCGGTGGCGGTCTTAGCACCGCTTTAGGCGGACTCGGGTCTTTAGGAATACCGGGAATCTCTCCGATAGCTGGCGGCGCTGTTGCTGGCGGATCAGGGTCTGTACTTTCCACAATCGGTGGCGCTCTAAGAAACCCGCTTGCTGGCGGAGTGTTTGGCGGAGCTGGTTCGACTTATGGTGGCCTTGATCCAAGCGTGGCGGGAAACCAAGATTTCTTTAGAAGGACTTTGGATAAGTTCGTGAGTGCAGCGCCCAAAAACACTGCGGAATCCATTCAAAAAATGTTAGACGAGGGCGTGTCTCCAGAAGATATTGCAAAGCAGCTTGAAACCCAGCAGCCGGGGATTCTTCAGCAGTTTATGAGCGGCGTAGGCGGCATGCTAGGCATGGGCGCTGGCGGCGGCGGAATCGGAAGCCTGTTACCTCTACTCGCGGCGGGTGGCCTTGGCAAGCTGGCTTATGATGAAGCCAAAAACATGAGGGGCGTACCGTTAACCCCGCTTACTCAGGAGGGTTCTACAGGTCGTTACAACATTGAAGCCGAGATTGCTCGGCGCTCAGGTCAACCTGCCCCTAACCCTGTCGAGTTTGGTTTACTCCCAGCAGGCACTTTACCCCCGCTTAGCGGCGGCAGGGCAACCCCTGAGACCGTTGCGGCAGATCCCGTAGGTGTTGCAGACCCTGCGATGGAAGAAGTTCCCGTCGCAGCCAGATACGGCGGCGCGATCATGTCAGCTAGAAATGGTGGGTACGTTATGCCCATGGCTTACAAGAAGGGCGGCAACGTGTCTACCGAAGACTTTGAGCGCATGAATGGCGGCATCAACGGCGAGGGCACAGAAACCAGCGATGATGTCCCAGCCATGCTGTCAGACGGCGAGTTTGTCATGACAGGCCAAGCGGTCAGGGGTGCTGGCGCTTTTGACTTAGCACAAGGGGATGGCGGGATCATTACGCTGACACCAAACGGCAGTGAAAGCCGTGACGGTGGCACAGCACTTATGTACGAAATGATGGACTTGTTTGCCGAGTTTGCAGATAAGCCCAAGTCAAAGAGGGGGAAGGCAGCATGAGCATATTAACCCCAGCTCAGCTTGCTCGCGTTAGGCGGTTTGAAGAAGGCGGATCAACTGGCGATACAACGACGACCCAGCCTTACGTCTCTGGCGTAACCAAGACCGAGACCCGAATAGATCCGATAACCCAACAGCTATTGTTTGGCTTAGACGGTCAGGGCGGCTTTATCCCGGGAGCGTTCCGTGCGGCAGAGCGCACCTTCTTCGATGAAGAGGGGCGACCGATTGTCATACCGCAAGAGATTGCAGGCTTCAGCCCAGACCAGATCAGGGCTATGGAAATGGCCAGAGCCAATGTTGGCGTACAACAGCCATTCATCGACGAGGCGATGCGGAGAGGCCAACAAGGTATCGGTTCTATTGAGCGAGGCTTGGCGGATCAAGCCGTAGCCTCTCAGCAGGCTCTACAGGCCCAGCAGGAAGGCGCTAGGTTCGCACTCGACCAAAGAGATCGAGGCTTGATGGAGTCTCTCAGAGGCACTCAGGAGGGCCGTGGACGGGCCATTGCCGCAGAAGAGCGTCTGCGTGGAGACATAAGCGACCTATCCCGCCGTGGTATAAGAGATACACAAAGATTTGGCATGGACTTGGCCAGTGCTCGACAGCAGGGCAGAAGGTCATATGACGAGTTCGGGCGCGATATCACGGATACTTTAGGCATGGGTATGTCAGAGGCCCAAAGGTATCGTAGCGGACTTGGTGAGTCTCAAGAGCTGCTTCGTGGCACTGCTGACAAAGAGTTTGACGTTGCATCAGCAACAGCCAAGTACCAAGACCCTTATGAGGATCAAGTCGTTCAGCAGATGATCGAAGATGCTAGAGAGGGCTTGGCCAAGCAGGATACGGCTCAGCTTGCTAGAGATATTCAAACCGGCGGACAGTCGGCCTTCGGCTCTAGGGCAAGGCTAACCGGCCAAGAGAGAGCCGAGGCAATGGGCAGGGGCTTGGGCAAGGCGATCGGTTCTTTGCGCTCACAAGGCTTTCAGCAGGCTCAGCAGACGGCAATCGGCGAGGACGAAAGGCAAAAGCAGGCAGCTAGAGCGGCTTCTTCTGGTCTTGCAAGCTTGCAGGGTCAATCTTATGGCGCAGGTAGAGACGTTACAGGCCAGATGGCTCAGGCGGCTGGGCAGAAGCTCAGCGCAGGCCAAGGCTATGGAAATCTACTCCAGCAAACCGCTCAGGCTCAGTTGGGCGCTCAGCAGCAACTAGGCGGTCAGTTAGGCCAGATGGCGCAGCAACGATACGCGGCTGGCACTGGCTTAGGTCAGACATTGTCTGGCTACGGTCAGCAGAGCGCGGCAGCAAGACAGGCGGCAGGGCAGACAGGAATGAACGTAGCAGGCACTCTCGCTGGCCAGTACGGCCAAATCGGAGCGCAGCAAGCGGCTGGAGGTCAGGCACTTGGTCAGGCTCAGACGGGCTATGGCGGCTTCCTAAGTGGCCTTGGCAGTCAGGCTCAGCAGGCAGGCGCTCAGGATGTCGCTGCAATGCAGGGCATCGGAAGCATGGCCCAGCAGAACAGGCAGGCACAGCTTGACGCGCAACGCGCTGGATTATTGCAAGCACAGCAGGCACCTCTGGCTCAGTACCAAGCCCTGATGCCATTTGTGAGCATGGCTCCATCAGGTCAGACGCAGTTTCAAACTAACTTTGGGCCTCCCCCGTCTGCTTTACAGGCAGGTGTTGGGACGGGGCTTGCAACGGTAGGTGCGCTAGGCAATTACTACAACCCGTCTAGCCAGCTTTCTGGGAGTCGGTAAATGGCCATATCAAGAGCGCAGTTAGAACAGCAGATCCAACGGCTTGCTGACGGCGGGACGGCTGATCCTTTGAAGACCCCCGAAGTGGTTTCAGAGACCGAAGTTTTGGAGGTTGAGCCAGAAGCTCCAGAAACAACCGTTGATCCGATGCAGGCGCAAATTAACGCTATGCTGGCGGCTATGAGGCCAAAAACCCCGGAGCCTTTTGATTTTGACAAGAGTTACAAAAAGTACGCTGAGCGGTTGAAGCCGTATTTTTCTCAGTCAACGCGCCCAACTTTTTATGACTTGGCCTCCGATATAGGCGCAGCAATGCTTTCTGCTGACCCAACGGCTGGCGCGTTCCGCAGTGCGGGAGTTGGCTTTTCTAACTTCAACGATCGGCTTCGGAAGTCTAAAGAAAGCAGGATCGCGCTTGATCGACAGGTCGGCTTGCAGGCAATGCAGATGGCTATGGCTGACGAGAAGTCTGCAAAAGATTATCTGAACAAGATCGAGCTTGAAAGAATAAAGCTTGCTAACAAACCGTATGATCCAATAATTTACGAAGTGCCTACAGAAGACGGCGGGGTAAAAACTGTAGAAGTGAACCCAAGTAATCAATTTGAAGTTGCAGCTATCAGGATGATCCCGGGCGCTAAGCAAATCAAGCTCCCGACGTCTACCGTTAGTGTTGATAGCAGGGTCATGCCTCCTTCGACTAGAGAGAAAAAAGCCGGAGAGGCTTTAATCGAGTTAGAAGAGACATGGATTAAAGATGCCTCGACTGCTGTTTCTCAGAACCAGTTAACGAATCAATTCATGTTGCAACTCGCTAGACTTGGCCCAGAAGGTTGGGGGCGGATAGCGACTGGCACCCTACCTGCTAGGCAGGTTTTGAGCGAGCTTGGTGTTAGGGCGGACGAAAATCTCGATGATCAACAGCTCGCGCTGACCTTGGGCACCAGAATAGCAATGGGATTAATTGGCGAAACCAAAGGCGCGATCACAGAAATGGAGATGAGACTGTTTCTTGCCGCGTCCCCAACGCTTTCTTCCACCTACAACGGCGCAATGAAGCAGGCGGCTTTTTTGCAAAGGATCGCCAATTTAAACATAAAGAAGGCTGAGGATTACAATAAGGCCGTTGCAGAAGGGCTTTTGAAGGATGCGGAAACTGATTCTGATAAACTTCGGCTGGCCCAAGGGTGGGAGCTTTCTTGGCGGCAAAAGCCTGAGAACCAATTCTTAACGGCGGAAGAAAGGTCTGAATTGCAGGCTTTGGCATCACAAGAGCCTGAAGCCGCGAAAGCCTTTAGGGAGAGTTTCTTTGCTGATATGAAAACTTCGCCCTCGGTAAATACTGACTTATCTAGTATTACTATTCAAAAAGTTCCGAAGTCGGGGGAATAAATGCCTGTAAAGATTAATTACAACAATGACGGGATTTTTTACGAAGTTGAAGACGACGTTACGGAAGAGGATTTAGCAAACACCCCTGAATTTGTTGAGTTACACAGAAGCAACATGCTGGCTCAAACGTCTCAGCTCGTTGCACCTTCCCCTAGAGAGCAGGCTCTTTTAGAGCGAGAAAAAAACAAATCTGGTGTCGGGATGGCGTTGCTTCAGGGCATGTCAAACGATCAAGGTTACCAGACAGCTTGGCTTGCTCAGCAGCGATTCCCAGAGCTAGTTGAGAGGGGCATAGACCCAGTTGACTTTTACTTCTTAGATGAAGACGAAGATATTGCCTACATAGATCCATACACCAACAAGCCAGTAAAGGAATTTCGGGATAGCCTTCTGGTTGACTCAGCCAGATGGGCAGGGCCGACAGCACAATTTTTAGCTGAACTTGGTGGTGGTACGTTAGGTTTGGTTGGTGGCGCATTTTTAGGTGCGGCGACAACTGGGAACCCTGTTGGCGCTGTCGCAGGCGCTATGGGAGGCGGAAGCTCGGGCACCGCAGCCGCTGGCGGCACGGCTTACGCAGGCAGGGCGGGGATATCTGCCATGTTTGACGGGCCTCCCTTGAAAGTCTCTCAGCTAAAAGATGACCTGATGGTAAGCGCGGCTTTTGGCGCGTTACCGTTCGGAACCAAGGCAGCTCAGCTTGCTGGTAATGCGTTTAGAACCACGTCAAAGAAGTTTCCCGGCGGGGATGGCCGTACTGCCTTGCAGACTATTTTGACAGACGGTGGCAATACCGTTGATGAAAAGATTGCGTTTGCAAAAGAAAAGTTCAACGTAGACCTTACAAGAGCAGAGGCTCAAGGGATCATGTCAAATGCTGGGCAGATTCAGCGTTACCTACAGATGCAGCCCGGGTCACAAAAGCTTTGGGACTTTTACCACAACCGACAATTACAGGTTGAGGAGGCCGCTGATGTTTTCTTCGATGAGATACTTCGGGGTAAATACCTGCAAGAACTGAAACAAGCCCGGCTTTCGGGTAGGACGGCTTTAGACCCAGAGTCAGATCTAGCTAAGGCTGCTGACGAGGTGTTGAAGAAGCTTGCGGCTAAGCGTCAGGAAAGAGCAGGGGTGGTGTACAAGAACGCTTTTGATCTAGACATACCCATTGATGTTTCTGACATTGTGACAAAGCTTGAGGCTGAGTTGGGAGACGCAAATCTTCGGGGTGAGGCTCGGCGCGTTAAGCAGGCGATGGTTGATGCGCTTACCGACTTTACTGGCTTCTCCCCCAATCGAGTACCTATCAAGGGCGCTAATCGAGCCGAGATCGGGCTTAAAGATAACACTGAGATGCTACATAACGCCCTAACCAACGATTTCAGGCCGCTCATCGAGGGTCTTACTAAAGATGGGCAGAAAGGATTAAAGCGAGAGGTTAGCCAGATCAGGGCGCAGGTTTCTGAGCGATTAAAGGTTGCTAACCCAGAATATGCCAGAGCTGCTGCAATCTACGACCCCTCAAAGGGTCACCTTCAGGCTTTAGAGCGTGGCGTTGTTAGGAGTTTTGCAGAGGCGGCTGAGTTAGGCGGAGAAGCTGCGGCAAGGATAACTAAGCGGTTGTTTAACGGTACGGCTAAGCCTAAAGATATTAGAGATCTTAGACGACTTATCCAGACCCAAGACCCGCAGGTTTGGCAGAACATCAAGGGCACATGGCTACGCACACAGTTTGACGATGCAATTACATCGAGCATCAACCCTCTAGGTGTTCAGAATAAATTTTTGTCTAGGCTCGGGATTCGTGGAAAGGTGATGATGGGTCGCGGTGGAGCTAAGGCCAGAGGCACAAAGGCAAAGGTCTTTGAGGCTATGATGGAGCCGCAAGAGTTAGAGAATTTTGTTGATCTTGTCGAGATGATGCAGGCAACAAGTTACATTGCTACGCAGAGTGGATCTCCAACACAGCCGCTGTTGGCGCTCAGAAACTTCCTAGAGAAAGACGTTACTGGCGGTGGTCGAATTGCGGCCAATGCACTCAGGGCTGTCGTGGAGATTCCCCAGAGAATCGCAATCCGTGGCTTTGATGACACCATGGCAGCTACCCTTGGCTTTCAGAGAGAAGCTTATGAGGACAAGCTCATTGAGGCGCTAATAGATCCCAAGGTGGCTGGAGAGTTGGCGGCACAAATAGATGCGGTAAAGCCCGGCGTTTATTTCGTCACTCAGGCGGTTTCTCGCGGCGCTACAGATGTTTTTGATCAGCTAACAGATGAAAGCTTCAAGCCTGATAAGGTCAACCCAAGAACAGGTCAATTAGAGCGAGGCGTTCAAGGCGCAAGGATGATTGAGAGCGCCAAAGAAGTGACCAACCCAAAGGCTCCAGCAGATCCAAAGCCTTCCATCCTAGACAGCATGTATGTGCCAGATGTTGGAATGGATTCGCCTGCATTTGAACCGCTATCACAGAGGCCATCAACGGCTCCAGCAATGGGAAAGATAGATCCAGCGATGTCTCCTACTATTCTGCCCTCAGATAAGGACAGGGAGCTTGCTATGCGGCTCAGAGGGCCATTAGGCGGGATCGCTTCCCTCGCCTAGCATTGGTAGGTCTGGCTCGGCTGGGGTGGCGATAATCATTGCGCCACTGACGTTCCAGTCGAAGTCATAGCCCATATGATAGTCACCCTCAACGTCGATCATCAGGTTGCGACTACAGAGCCGTAGGAGCGCGGCTTGTTGGTGTAAGGTCATCCTACCAAACAGGTCGATAACTTCCTTAGACTCTGCCACAGGGCGGTAGGATTGAGGAATCTGGGTCGGCTTTCTCTTAAATAAATTTTTCAATGATTATTCCTATCGAACAGGTCGTCGTGCTTCTGCTCAATCATGAGTTGCAACTGGCTGATTATTGTTCGTCGCTCTCGCGCACAGATGTCGCGTAGCCTCTCGTATGTTTCGAGGTCAATCGCCAGCGACTTTCTTTTTCTGTCTAACGCTGCTTGGTCTTCGGTTTCCATGACGGATCTCTAATTGATATTGAGCAATTGTATAGGATTGTATATCATTGCACAAATGTATGAAATGAAAAATTATATGTTGTCAATGCAGTCGCATTGGATGGTCAACCAGCCGCTCTACAAGGCGGTTCAGGCGACCGTTCCGATGATTGCTGAATTCAGGGCAAGGGATGGCAGGGAGCGCCTACAGAAGACTCCTGTGTCTCGGCTATGCAAGAAGGTCTTTCCCGAGGTGTACAAGGTGCCGTTGTTCCGAAGGCAGTTCTGCAAGATGTTGGTCGAAGAAATCAAGCAAATGGAGCAGGAGATACCCTTTGAGCCAAATGAAGCTGAGGACGAGCTGAGGCAGATCCCTGAGATTGTGCTGCAAGAGCATGTGCCTGAGCTGTACCGCACGATGTGGTTTGTCGTGCAGAACGTGCTGAACCCGATTTTTAATACGCTGTACCACAGGGATTGCCGAGACGTTTCTTCGATCCAGATTGCTAACTACAACCCCAAGGATAAGCAGAAAGGCGCGTGGCATCACGACGAGAGCGCCGACATCAGCGTGGTGGTTCCCCTCAACACCGATGAGTACAAGGGTGGTGGCACAGAGTTTCATCGCCACGGCATCCTGAATCCGCTGCCCAGTGGACACGCATTGATATTTCCTTCCTTCACCAACCTGCACCGTGGCCTAGCGGTAGAGAGCGGCGACCGATACTTATTGGTTTTCTGGCTGCACGATAAGAAGCGGCTTATCGAGAGATACAACAGTTTGGAATGACCTGCAAATAGTTACATTTATTTGCATAAAAGTGTGTACAACGACACGGGATTGTGCGATTATTCCTTTTGTCGGGGGCGCTTGCCCCCATAACCAAAAGGAAAACATGATGGCAAGACACACACACAGAGGAACCTGCCAAGTATGCGGTTCAGTGCAGGCGGTTAACAACAAGACTGGCATGATTGCTAAGCACGGCTACACCGTCGATTGGGGGATGTTTCAGGGCGAGTGCCCGGGATCGAATGAGCTTCCGATTGAGAAGAGCCATAAGCTAACAACTCAAATCATCAACTCCATTCAAGGCCAACTTGCTGGCATGAAGTTGCTCGACCTCAAACTCTTCCTCCTCAGCGACGAAGAGTTTCGAGCTGCTCGCAAAAACAACCTCCAGTATCAAGCAATGACCGATCACGTTGCCTCTCTTCGCAAGTTGAT